GTGGTGCTGGTGGCGGTGGTGCTGGTGGCGGTGGAGCCGCAGGTGGCACTGGCGGAGCAACAGGCGGAACAAGTTCAGGTGGAGACGGAGGGTCTGCAGATGGTGGTAGCACCGGAGATAGTGGTACTACATCCTCCGATTCCACTCCTAGTGATGCACCTAGTATGGATGCTCCTAGGGGATATGCTTTTTTAGGTAGTATGATGCCTACAAAGAAGAAAAAGAAAAAGAAGAAAAAGAAATCTAAAATAAAATTTGGTGGTAGCATATACGAAAATGTTGAGCAGATGAAAGATAGACTTTCCGAATTAGAAATTGCCTTACAACGAGCAAAAGAAATCAATAAAAATATTAAACGTGATGACACACATATTAATATAATTTCTAAATTAAGTGTAATAGCAGAAGAAGTAGGTTTAGAATTAGATGGTTATCAAGAGACTCAAGTTTTACGACTACATAATAAATTAGAAAGTGCATGTTATGAATTAGAAGAAGTATTCAAGGATGCTATAAGAGATATCAAAAACCAAATAGACGAATTAGAATACGATGAAAATATTTGATGCTATACAACAGGTAGTTCCTTGCCCAAAAACAAAATCTAAAGGTTGCCAATGTGATAGAGTTGAAACTATCAAAGAAGCAGAAGAAGTTGTTAAAGCAATAGCACAATTAGAACATACTGTAGACGATGTACAAGGTTTTGTAAAGTTCAAACAAAAACCCGGCCAACCCACAATAATAAAAGGCATAGTAAAAGGACTAACTCCAGGTAAACATGGATTTCATATTCATGAGTTCGGAGATCTTAGTGATGGTTGTGCAAGTGCAGGTGGTCATTATAATCCAGACGGTGTAGATCACGGTAGTTTGGATAAAGGTCATGTGGGAGATTTAGGAAATGTTGTAGCAGATCAATCTGGTACTGCAAGATTTCAAATAAAAGCAGAACGTGTAGTATTATCTGATATAGTGGGTAGAGCAATAGTAATACATGCTGACGAAGATGATTTAGGCAGAGGCGGTGATGAAGAAAGTTTAAAAACAGGTAATGCTGGTGACAGAGTTGGTTGTGGTGTAATACGTTTAAGAGAAGTTGTAGAGGAAGAATATCAAAGAAGTGTTAGTGATAAACATTTTGATAGAAACCAATTACCACAGATAAGAAGAAACCACATTGAAAAATCACAATTTGATCACAAAGAAGGTAAAATAAGTATAGATAAAATAAAGCCTGTTCAAACTCAACGTGTAAAAGGATTGAGTAAGAAAGCAGAAGATGTATTTTTAAATAATGCCGATAGGCCTTTTATAATTGACAGAAAAGGATATTTAATAAACGGACATCATAGATATGATGCGGCTCATATGTTAGGAATTAAACGTGTCCCTGCAATAATGATAGATGCAGACATAGAAGATGTGATGAAACATTTTTCTCATACAAGTAGTAATGTTGAAGTAATGGACGAAAATTATTTTAAAAAATTACTACAAGAAAAAATGGATAATGTTATATATAAGAACTTTAGACGTGATCAATCAATTGAAAAACAAATAAATCCAAAAGAGCCACAAGAAGCCTGGGACGCCTATACCGGAGATTATCTTCCATATTATTTTAGCAATGGTATGAAACTAAACTTAATGGACGAAGATTACGATCCTAATTATGATGTTTGGGTATTTACTGATTTGAATGGTAATGAAACAAAAGGCGAAAAAGCAAAAGATCTTTACAACTTGTTGCAAGATATGACGCAGATACCTATAGAAGAAGCAACAAGTTCTCCAGGCAGAGTAAAACGTGCAGGTGCAAGTTGCAAAGGTTCTGCAACGGAACTTCGCAAGAAGGCTAAAAAGTATAGCGGTGAAAAAGGAAAGATGTATCACTGGTGTGCCAACATGAAGAGTGGTCGTAAAAAATCTTAAATAAATAGTCGTATGTCCGACGAAAGTAAAATTTATATTGATGATGCTTTAGAATATACAGGGCAAGACTGGATTGATAAAGTACTATTGCATCAAGTAGGTAAGTTAGAGGGAACTGAAGAACACCCAGACGATACCTTACAAAAAATATTTCAAACTATAACAATGAGTCATTTACAAAATGTAGGCTCTATAGAACCCATAAAATTATCACAATATTCTGATTATTCTACACAATACAAATGGTATCCCTCAGATACTGAAGAACAGTTTAATATGCATTGGCAAGATCCTAATACTAGAGGAATACTGTACAAATATAATTGGGCAGATAAAAATGGTAAGCCGACACCAGTACATTACGATATAAATGACTTTGGATTTAGATGTAAAAACTTTAGTGACAAAGATGGTATATTATTTTTAGGATGTAGTTTAACGTTTGGTGTAGGTGTAAGAAGAGAAGATACATGGACACAAATAGTTGCTGATCATTTTGGTTTAGAGAATTGGAACTTAGGTATGCCAGGAAGAGGGTTAGATATAATAGCATTATATTTAAGATTGTTTATAAATAATTTAATTCCTAATATTAAAGCAATTTGTATTTACATGCCTCCTACTGGAAGAAAAAGTATTTTTTTAGAAACAAAACTTAAAGGACCAGAAGCACAAAATACAGCACCGTTAGAAATTGCACATCTAAATGGCATGGATTGGAAAAACGATGATTTTTGGGACAAACCCTTGCCAAGGCCTTTGTACAAAGATTTTATAGAAAATATTGTCTCAGAAAAAGATATTTTTTTAAACTGGATGTGGAAAAGAGAAAACACATTTTATAATGAATTGGCCTCAGTTGCTATAATTAAAACAATAGCAGACGAAAGGGAAGTTCCGTTAGTTATTTTAAATTCTTTTGATAATATTTTTCAAGATCATAAAGATTTAGGTAGAGATTTATTACATCCTGGACCTAATAATCATAAGGCTCTCGCAGACAAGTTTATTTTAAATTTAAATTTGGATAAATAGTAGTATGCTTATTAAAGATATTATTAATGAAACTTCATCAGGTGCTATAGCAACAGTGGCAACACCTATGGGTAAAATGATAAAGCGGCCTAATCCTAGTGTTTTTTCTAAAACTAAAGTAAAGAAAAAGAAAAAGAATAAGAAAAAACAAAAACGTGTCAAAGTATAAAGCAAATCTCCTCACTCTAGATAAATTTTATAGTGCTATTTCTAATAGTCATAATGTATGGGAATCAACTATAAATTCTGATTATACTCATTACAAATTTATTTCTCCTGATGATTACGACACTTTTGAATACAATGTTGAGACCAATATTAAATCTTTACAAGATAGTAATTGGGTAGATCAAAATAAAAATATTATAGATATAGATTATAAAATTAACAAGCAAGGGTTTAGATGTAATCACTTTAGTGATGAAGAAGGTATATTATTTTTAGGATGTAGTTATACCTTTGGAGTAGGTTTACATGAACACCAAACATGGGCATATAAAGTTGCAGACTATTTTAAAACAAATTGTTGGAACTTAGGAATCCCTGGACACGGATTTGATATTCATTCTTATTTTGTAAATTGTTATTTAAAGGATGAATTGCCTAATATCAAAGCAGTATGTATGTTACAGAATCCCCCGGATAGAATAAGTTTGCTTCAGGACATAGGTGATGAAATAGTACTACAGGATTATTTTACAATATTACAAGCAAATGAAGATAAGGCCCATACAATTATGTATAAAGATTTTTTACAGTCTTTAGAAATGACTTATGAAATGCATAATTTAAAAAATAGAAAAAGTATAGAAAATTATTGTAAATTACATGGTATACCTTTTGTTTATATGCAGATAAAATCTGCATTAAAGGATTTTTCTATGAAGCCGTCTGTTGCAAGAGATTGTCAACATCATGGAGAGACAGAAAACACTCATATAGCAAACAAAGTGATAGAAAAACTAGATAAATACTAATATGAGAGCAGTAAAAGGTAAAAATAATTTTTTAAGTTTAATTAATAATCCAGAAACAGCATTATTCAATAAATGTGACATGGAAAAGTTTCTAGACGTAAATACATTAAACGAAAGAGAGTTACATCTTGCAGAAGAACTATATAAAAGAGATGTATTTAATAAAGTTAGAAAAGGTAATAAAGTTGGTTACAAAACATACAATCAAAAACAAAAAATTTAATAAGCCAAATCTTGCTAGAAAACTTGATAACATGGCAAAAAATATTGCTAAAAAAGGTGTTTATATTGTAGCAAAAACCGAACCTGGATACAATATTGTTAATTACATTACCAAAGAGGTTTTACTTGAAAATATACCTTTTAGTAAAGTTGCAAACAATTTAAATCGAGAATTAAACAAATCTAAAGATAAACCTGCTATGGGGAATTATCAATCTCACATAGATAGATATTATAAGCATTTTAACGACATACAGTTTTACAAACATACAATACGAACTAGTAAAGATATTACCAAAGTATTTTCAGCAGGTTGTAGAATGCAAGATTCTATACAAATGATGAATCAAGCCAGAGAGTACATACGAAGTTTTTAAAAAAAATCTACATATATGATAAATAAGACTATATAACAAATATAGTTTAGGATATTATCATGCAAATAAAAGATTTTAATTTACAGGGTACAACGAAGATTTCAAAAATCAATGCTGTACTGAAAGAAGAATTTGGTATGAGCATTTCAGCAGGTTTCCCTCAAAAGGAAAAACTTGAGACCATTAAAGAAATGTCTGAAATGGCTATTATCAAATTAAAAGATACTTCAAAACACTTTCAATTAGAACCTGAGTACGCAAAGTTTTTGGGTGTGAAAGATGTTATTGATACAATGTTATCAGAAGGCCAATATGCTGATTCACCAGCATATAAAAAAATGAAAGAAGAACTTTATGCTAGTGTTGTCACTCTAATGGACAGTGGATGCACAAATGAAGAAGCAGTAGCACAAACAATGAACGAGTTCAGAAAGAACCCTAATTATTGTTATGATGATAGGCATATAGAACCCATTGTTATCAAGATGGTAAAAGAGTATATGGGCGAAGGTGAAGTTGGTACATTAGCAGGTGGTATTGCAGGTTATAAAGCAGGAACGGCCGCTGGTGCAAAAATAGGCGGTAGTATTGCTGGAGTACCAGGAGCGGCTATAGGCGGAGCACTTGGAGCCATAGGAGGCGGAATCATAGGTGACAAACTTACTGATTCAGTATTAAGAGGACTTTCAGAAGAAATCGGTATACCAGTTGAAGATTTAGAAAGTTATGATGCAATAGAAGAAAAACTGGACCTATTTGCAGAAGTATCAGGTAAAAGCAGAGAATCAGTTATAGGCTTCCTAAACGGCCTTGAAGAAGATGCTTTACCACAAGGTATACAAATGTTCGGCAGAAAAATTGCAGAGAAAAAATTAAATGACAGCATTCAATATATGTATAAACTTAAAAAAGACGGTAAGAGTGTTGAAGAAATTGCAAAAGAACTAGATATGAAACCAGAAGAAGTTAAAGATGCAATGAGTAAAACAGCAGAGTCTGTAGAGGAAAACAAAATGAATATGTTTGATGATATAATAGCAGACTTACTTTCAGAGGAAGTTAAAGTTGAAGAAGCAGAAGTTGTAATGGCTGTAAGAGCATTAGCAGATGATATACAAGATCAAATTGAAAGAGTTGGAAGAATGGTTAACGAAGATATTCCAGCGATTGCTGATCAAATGAGTTCCGAAATGGGTGCTCAACAGGCGGCTCAATTTAAAGATAGTATGGAAGGAGTTTTATCAGGTCACTTAGAAGCAACTAAGGCAAGTAAGGATAGCATAGACGGTATTATAGGCGGACTTACAGGTGAGGGTAGTGTTGGAGCATTAGGTGATTTAGCAGAACCTAGTATGGATGACGAAATGCCAAGCGACTTAGCACCTGAAGAACCAAGCATTGATGATTTAGCAGTTGATGATAACGTACCAGCGGCGGCAGGACCAGTAGATGAGCCTTTAGGCAGAGCCCCAATAGAGTAATAATGCGATTACATGAACTTTTACAGGAATCTTATGACGACGAACTGATATCAGCAGTTGGCGATTTAATATCTATCGCTATTACAAAAGACTTAAAAAAGATTTCTACCGAAAAGTTTCAAGGAGTTTTAGCAAAGCAAGGTTATCCTGCAAGTATAGAAGAAATTATACAAGCAGTTGATAAGAGTGGATTTGCATCATCAGTGAATAAAATAGAAATAATACCTAATACAGAATTAGGAATAGAACTTAACAAAGAAGAACCAACAGTGGATGTTGGTAATATGGCAGGCAATCAAGCAATAAGTGATATTAAATCGGAGTTATAATGGCAAACATTTTTACAAATGCTACCCAGGCAAGAAAAGATACTAGAAATAATGTTACAGTTCATGGAGAAGTAACAAGTATCGAAAGTAAAGTACTTGCTAATATAGATGCTGGCGTATTGTATGCAAATGTATCTGCTAATACAACAATGACTACTAGTAATGCGTACTACAATGCATTCAACGGAATCACAACAGACCCTACAAAATTAGATCAAATAAATTATGTTAAAAAACACTTTGTAGATTTAGGCTACGGTGTAAGCATAACTACAAATACAGAATCCAATAATACTATCGTTTGGAATATATCCTGGTAAATATCTTTACTTAACAAAGTAAAAGATAAATGCTGAAAAACAAATACGAATACCCTAATCTCAAACGAGTACAAACCAAAAAAGGCAGACAATATGTAGGAGAGGACAATAATCCTGTTCCTAGTGTTACTACTATCTTAGGAGATACAGGAGATAAGACTGCTCTTATAGCCTGGCGTAAACGTGTAGGAGAAGCAGAAGCAACTCGTATAAGTACAGAGTCTGCAGGACTTGGAACTAAAGTACACAATGCACTAGAAAAATATATACTACAAGAAGATTATGAAATAAAAGGTAATAATCATATTAGTGTAATGGCTAAAAACATGGTTACAGAAATGATAGACAAAGGTTTATCTAAAGTAGATGAATTATATGGTGTAGAAGTTGGGTTAATTGCAGAAGGATTATATGCAGGTACGGCAGATGGAATAGGCATGTGGCAAGGGGAAGAAGCAATTATCGATTTTAAGACTGCAAAGAAAATTAAAAAACGTGAATGGATAGAGGATTACTTTTTACAAGGTTGTGCTTATGCATTAGCACATAATGAAATGTTTGGAAGTAACATACAAAAGGTAGCAATATTAATGATAGACAGAGAAGGCAAATATGCTGATTTTGTTATTGAAGGTGAAGAATTTAATGAATATTGTGACAAATGGTCCTCTAGACTAGCAGACTATTATTCCAAGTAATACCATAAGATGATAAATACTACTAGTTAGGAGACTTTTAGTATGGCAACATCAAACAATAGTGTAATTGTTTCAAGAATACAAAACAGACGAGGGCTGAAACAGGACCTTCCAAGCCCATTACGACCTGGTGAATTAGGACTAGCAACAGATAGTCAGCAACTTTACATAGGAACTGATCCTAGTTTAAGTAATGAAAACGGTAAAACATTACAAACAGAAAATCACACTGGTTCTGTAAGAGATACTGTAGCAATATCTCACAATCAGATTATAAAATTTACAGTACCTCATATAAGATTTCCTGCCGGTACATTCTCAGGTACTGAAAAAACTATAAGTTATACTCCTAGTACAGAAAAAACGTACACATTACCAAATTCAGGTAGTGATACAAGAAAAACATTTAGGGAAACAGTTGCCGATGGCAACTTTATTAATTTAGAAAATAATTTGGCATTTACAGCCAATACTATCACAGTAGTGAAAAACGGTGAAATTTTAAATGGTGATGATGATGCTACCGTGTCAACTTTAATTAGTAATGATTATATATTTTCATGTAATACTGCATTAGCAAATACACATACGGCTACATTTAGAAATCTACTTACAGCAACTGATGAAGTTGCAATAACATATTATGGTAATAGTGCAGTAATACAATCTTTAGATGGTCATGAAACTGCAGATTCTAGAATTACATTTTATAGTCCCTCACAAAACTTTTATAGCCAGTACTCTATTCCGGATTTCAGAAAAATAGATGAAAAATTTGTAAGAGTTGCCGCAGATACAGGTGTGGGGCATATTGGTTTAGAGTATAAGCATATATCTATTGTTGCTGATAGTGGTGCAAATATTAGTTTTGCTTCATTAGGAAACTTATTAACAAGTCAGGTAACTGAAACAGCAAACGTAGTAACATTTACACCAGTAGGTGCATCAGATGTAACTGTTGCGTATAATAACTCTGGTGAAGATTATAATGCCAGTAGTTATTTTAATCACGTATATGTAGAAGAAGTTACCAATAGTTGGGTAAATAATAAAACTATACCTTTAACAGCAAGTAATTCAACAAGTATATCATTTACTCTACCTTCAGGAAATGCTTGGCAAACAGCAAGATCATGTACTGCCGCAGAATCATCAGGTGGTACTACAACTATTACTGGTAATGTTGATGGCCTTACTGCAAATGATTATGTTAAATTTATAGGTTCTAACGCAACACAATTTAATGACACCGACAAAATATATCAAGTACAAAGTGTAAGTACGGGTTCATTTACGGTTACTGAAGACAACGTAAGTTCAGCAATTACGAGTAATTTAGATTATATAAATTATGGTTCTGATAATAGTGGAGCCAATGTACAGATTTTTTCACCTTTACATGGTGTACCAGTTGGAGCAGATTTTAAACTTGCAGGAAGCACATCAACTGGGCAGGTAGCAAATGGAAATGCTACACTTATAGGAACAGCAACAGATAATACATTCTTTATAGTGGCGGCAGGCGCAGGAACGTCAAATGTTACAGGTACAGCAGATGTTGTATTTGGTAGTGATACGTCTGGGAACATATCTCGTGTTAGAAGCACAGATTTAAGTAGTGCAACGAATCTTACTGAAGCAGTAACTATTGTAAGTGATTTATCAGATGCAGATGTATGGGAAAGTTTACAATTAGTACCAGATGGATTTAATAACAGAGTATTCTTTACTAGTAAGGCATCCAAGACATCAACACCGTTTGATTTTAGACTACATAACGATAGTGCAGATACATTAGGTACACTACAATTATTAGATAATGATTATGTTTATGGTAGTAAAGTATATGATAAGAATACTTCAGTAAAGGCAAAGTTAGAACTTTGGTTACAGGAAAAATTAATTGATACTGAAATAAATTTATTTGAATCTGTAGCAATTAATACTACTTCTTATTCTCCTACTTCTTCAATTGCTAATATTGAATCATATAGTACTGTTGTAGATAGTGAGTTTAAAGATATAGATTTTACTAGTAAAGAAGAAGCAGAAAATTTTGCATATATTTTAAATAATCTATATTTTAGATCTTCTACAGATGTAGAATCCAAAGGTCTAGTAAATACCAAATTAAATGTTGAACTACTTACAGCACAAGCATCAGCATCTGGACAAGCATTAACTACATTCTCTTCTACTAATACTGCTACTATAAAAGCAAATGGTACTATAGAAGAAAATGAAGCACCTTTTGTTATAGACACCACTACATACGATACTCATGTATTAGAATATAGTGTAAAATATGATGGAACATCTGATGGTAACTACAGAAGAGTAGGCACCATATTTTTAAATACATATGAAAATAGTGTTACAGGTAATTCAGGTGTTATAATTCAGGATATTGCAAGTGATGTAAGTGATACATTATCTGGAAATGTTTCTTTTAGTGCCTCATACGATGCAAGTAATAATACAATATCATTATCAAGTACAAATAACGTAGGAGGATCTGGCGAAGATCTAACTATGAATTGGATACAAAGGCGTTGGAGTTCCTAATTGAATAATGTTTCATAAGAACTTATCTGGATCAGAAAGATTAAGTATATGGCGCAACGTTAGACAGAAGACTCACAATAACATTTTAGAAGTCTTAGAAGATTTCTCTACAATAGAACCATTACCAAGATATCTAGATTACTACACACCCTCTAGTTGGCCTAATGTTTTTGAAATAGTAAACGAAGGTTACTTTTGTCAAAGTGGTATAAGTTTAGTATTGTTATCCACACTAATTAATAAAGGTTTCATATCTAAAGATACAATACAACTTCCTGTGATAAGTAATAATATATTAGGGACATCAGGGCTAGTTATATATGATAGAGATTTAGTATATAATTTTACACCTGGTGAAATAGTTTCTTGGGAATACGTTAAAGAGAATGCCACCATATTCCAAATTCATAAAACATTTGAATTAGCATAGAAACTTATTGACATTTATATAGTTTTATATTAAAATGATATAGAAATAAATATATCGTATAAACAGACTGAGGACACACATGCAAGTTAAAAAGAGAGACGGCACACTTGAAGACTTAAACATAGATAAATTACACAAAGTTGTCATGTACGCCTGTGAAGACATTTCAGGTGTTAGTGCCTCAGAAGTAGAAATCAATAGTCAAATTCAGTTCTTTGAAAGTATTGCAACAGAAGATATTCAAGAAACACTTATCAAAAGTGCCGCAGATTTAATCTCAGAAGAAACACCAAACTATCAGTATGTAGCAGGTAGACTAATTAACTATCATTTGCGTAAGCAAGTTTATGGTGAGTTTGTACCACCTTGTTTGTGTGATATCATTCAAGATAATATAGACGCAGGATTTTACGATGCGGAGTTTACTGAACTATATACTAAAGCAGAAATAGATGAACTTAACTCTCATATTAAACATGAGAGAGATGAAGTTTTAACTTATGCGGCTATGGAACAATTCCGTGGCAAGTATCTTGTGCAGAACAGAGCAACTGGTGAAATATTTGAAACACCACAAGTTGCGTACATGATGATTGCGGCAACATTATTTGCAAAGTATCCTGCAGAAACAAGAATGAGTTATGTAAAAGCATATTACGATGCTATTAGCACATTTAAAATTTCCTTGCCTACGCCTGTTATGGCGGGTGTAAGAACACCACAAAGACAGTTTAGCAGTTGTGTACTTATAGAAACAGACGATAGTTTAGATAGTATCAATGCAACTAGTAGCAGTATCGTAAAGTATGTAAGTCAGAAAGCAGGTATAGGTATTGGTGCAGGACGTATTAGAGCAGTTGGATCTAAAATTAGGAGCGGAGATGCAACTCATACAGGAGTTATTCCTTTCTATAAAATGTTCCAGTCAGCAGTAAAAAGTTGTAGCCAAGGTGGTGTAAGAGGCGGAGCCGCCACTTTATACTATCCTATTTGGCATTTGGAAGTTGAGGACTTATTAGTATTAAAGAATAATAAGGGCACAGAGGACAACAGAGTGCGTCATATGGACTATGGTGTACAGTTTAATAAACTTATGTATGAAAGACTTATTAGTGGTGGAAATATTACTTTGTTTAGTCCTAACGATGTGCCTGAATTATACGATAGTTTCTTTAACGATCAAGAGAAATTCCAAGAACTATATGAGAAAGCAGAACGTATGACTAGTATTAGGAAAAAGTCTATACCTGCAATAGAACTTTTCAGTGCCTTTGTAACAGAACGAAAAGACACAGGTAGAATTTATTTAATGAATGTTGATCATGCTAATACTCATGGGTCTTTCATTGAGGAAGTTGCTCCTATAAAACAAAGTAATTTATGTTGTGAAATTGATTTACCTACAAAGCCATTAAATGATGCAAAGGATGAAGAAGGTGAAATAAGTTTGTGTACATTAAGTGCAGTCAATTGGGGTGTAATTAAAGACTTACAAGAGATGGATAAAATTTGTAACCTAGCAGTCAGAGGTTTAGATGAATTACTAGATTATCAGGAATATCCTGTAATAGCGGCAGAACTTAGCACTAAGAAAAGACGACCTTTAGGTATAGGAATTATTAATTTTGCATATTGGCTAGTTAAAAATGATAGTAATTATCAAGATCCTAACTTAGAACTTGTTGATGAGTGGGCAGAAGCATGGAGTTATAGTTTAATCAAAGCAAGTGCAGATTTGGCTGTAGAAAAGGGTACTATAGAAGGTAATGAAGAAACAAAATATGGGCATGGTATTACGCCTAATCAAACATACAAAAAAGATGTTGACGAATTAGTTAAACACAAAGAAAGACAAGACTGGAAAGGTTTGCGTAAGCAGTTAAAAGAAACAGGTATTAGAAATAGTACACTAATGGCACTTATGCCTGCAGAAACTTCTGCACAGATAAGTAATAGTACAAACGGAATAGAACCTCCACGCAGTTATGTAAGTATAAAACAAAGTAAACATGGAGTATTGAAACAAGTAGTACCTGGATATCCATACTATAAAAACAAATATGATTTGTTATGGGATCAAAAGTCCCCACAGGGTTATTTAAAAATAATGGCGGTCCTACAAAAGTACATAGATCAGGGAATTTCGGTAAATACATCTTACAATCCAGAACATTATGAAGATGAGAAAGTGCCAATGAGTGTACTTATACAGGATATCTTAATGTTTTATAAATACGGCGGTAAACAGTTATATTATAATAACACTTATGATGGACAAGGTGAAATAGATATACATAAAGAAGATAAACAGGACGAATTAGCAATATCAGAAATAGATGACGAAGATTGCGAGAGTTGTAAAATATAATGACAGTATTAAATACAAAAAATAGAGTAGATCATACTAAAGTAAAAATGTTCTTAGATCCAACAGGAGGTCCTGTAGTCCAACGATATGATACTCTTAAATATAAACAGTTTGACAAATTAACAGATAAACAGTTAGGCTTCTTTTGGCGTCCAGAAGAAGTAGACATACTTAAAGACGCAACAGATTTTAAAAACCTATCAGAACACGAACAACATATCTTTACCTCCAACTTAAAGAGACAAATACTATTAGATAGTGTGCAAGGCCGCTCCCCTAATATTGCTTTTCTGCCTGTGGTTAGCCTTCCTGAATTAGAAACATGGATTGAAACATGGGCATTTAGTGAAACAATACATAGTAGAAGTTATACACATATTATAAGAAATGTATATGCTAATCCTAGCAAAGTATTTGATGAAATGCTAGACATAAAAGAAATATGTGATTGTGCAGATAGCATTACTGAAAACTACGATAGGCTTATAGAATATAATCTACTTAGAGATTCAGGCAGTAAGAAATATGACTTATACGAACATAAGAAAAGAATTTGGAAATGTTTAATGAGTGTAAATATTTTAGAAGGTGTTCGCTTTTATGTATCATTTGCATGTAGTTGGGCATTTGCTGAACTTAAAAGAATGGAAGGTAATGCTAAAATTATCAAACTTATTGCACGTGACGAAAATGTACACTTAGCAAGTACACAACAGATGCTAAAATTCTTACCACAAGAAGATAAAGACTTTGCAAAGATTAAAAAAGAAACAGCAGAAGAATGTAAGCAAATGTTTATAGATGCTGTAGAACAAGAGAAAGCATGGGCAGAATACTTGTTTAAAGATGGTAGTATTATTGGACTAAATGCTGAACTATTAAAACAATATGTAGAATTTATTGCGGCCAAACGAATGCACGCCGTAGGCTTAGAAAAGATATATAATAGTGGTACAAATCCTTTACCTTGGACTCAACAATGGATTACAGGTAGTTCAGTACAGGTTGCACCACAAGAGACAGAAATATCATCCTACGTTATAGGTGGAACAAAACAAGACGTAGATGGAGACACATTTAAAGGCTTTAGTTTATGATAGTAGATTTAAAAGAATTTCTTAATAAAGTAGTTACAATTAAAACATTAACAGGGTTAGAACTTATAGGTAAATTTATAGGTACTGATGACGATAATAAACTAATTGTACTAACACATCCTAAAATGGTTGTTTTAACTAATTCAGGTGACAATCAAGACAACTCTATAGCAGTTGTGCCATTCACATTTTCTTCTGTAACAGAGCAAATAGATCTAAGTACTGATAAAATCTTGTCTATTAGCGAATCTATAAAAGAATGTGCAAAAGATTACTTAGATATTGTAGAAGGAAAATCAGAAGAAAAGGCAGAAGACGATAGTTAATTAGATAAATACTATTATGCCTAGTTTAGCAAAACAATTCAGTCTGGTAGGTACTGGTATGATCCAGGCTCCATGTGCAACATCCGTTTTTTGCGAAGGTACTGCTGTATCTTTAACAGGAGACACAGTTTCTCCTCACGGCGAAACTCCTCACACTAACTCTTTCGTTGTATTAGGTAGTTTTACTGTTTTTGTTGAAGGTAGAAGTGTAACAATTACTGGAAGTCCTACTAGTTGTGGGCATACAGTTAGCATGGGTTCCCCTACAGTATTCGTAGGAAGTTAATAACTTACTAAAATGGCTAGCCTGATCTCTGTAAAAGGCCCTCACGCCAGAAACGATAATAACTTTATTCGAATACAATGGAACATGGGTAATTCATGTAATTACGAATGTGAATATTGTCCCCCTCAATTACATGACGGAAGTAAGCCTTGGCTCAGCAAAGATCAATATATAGATGCTATAAATAAATTTTCTTCGTATTATAATGGTTTAGGTAAACGTGTAGACTATGAATTGATAGGCGGAGAGGTAACAGTAATTCCAGGCTTTGAGGATATTATAAGAGCAATAAGTGAATATAATACATCTAGTACAGTCTATACAAATGCTAGTAGAACTGTTAATTGGTGGTCTAAGGCTAAACACTACATGAATGCAGTAGTATTAACATTTCATCCTTTAACACAAGAAAAGCAACACTTTATAGATGTAATAAATGAAATAAAAGAGCACGTTTTTATAGATATTAATATTGCTGGTGTAGGCGGACAAGTATTAGATTTAGGTAATTATGTAGAAGAATTAAGAAATTTGTTTTTAAATTGTGAGCATAATGACTATAATCATGTCAGTATATGTGTAAAGACCATGTATAAGAAGCTCTTAGGGCGTCACAGTAAGCAACAAACATACTGGGATTACACAGAACAGGAAAAAGAAGTCTTAGAAAGACCAGGAATTAAACAACAAGAAGTTAGAAGAGAATCGAATGTAGAAGATGATTCCCCCGCTCCCGATCCAAATGCATTTATGACAGAGTTTTTATATGATGACGGAACTGTAGAATATGTACAAGGGCATCAAATAATAGATAAAGGACTTAACAGATTTAGAGGACTAAGATGCCATTTAGGATTCGAAAGTTTAAACATAGATGCAAGTGGAGAAATTTATAGTAGTTGGTGCGGTGCAAAAAACTTTGGTAATATATCTAATAATACTTGGGAATTGCCTGAAACTAAAACTGTTTGCCCATTTGATTTTTGTAATAATATATCAGATATTTCTATAACAAAGACTCTATAGTATCTTTTTTACCATTTACAAACTCACATAATATGTTATAAATGTTTTGCACATATACATCTTTATATCTAATTCTATGATTAAATTTATCTGGAGTCCAATCAGGTATATAAGCATTAGTTACTGCTGTCATTTCTTCTATACTATTAAAAATATGACCTTTGTATGATATGCATGTTAAATTATTAAAAGATTCTTGTGATTTTATATCAGGTAATGATGTATCTAATATGCTTATACCTTTATCATTTACATAATTTTTTAAAAGATGCCAGCCTTCATTTGTCTTTGTAAAATTAAAATCTTCTTGTTCAAATTTACTAAATATTTCTTTTAATTCTTTAAACTCATTAAAAGGTTTATAAAAGCAATCTAAATTGTATTCTTCAACGCCATGAATATCATAAAGCCATTCTCCTTCTTCTGTTATAATGTGGTTTAAGTTATTATAGACACATACACCAGGGTGTATTTCTAATGTATAATTATTCTTTTCACATATATCTATTACATATTTAACATCTGACAAATTATGTTTATATAGCATATACTGGATTCTTGGCCTTACTTTAAAATCTAATTGTAAATTTTTAAATAATATATTACTATAATCAGGTATTGTTAAACCTATAGTATCTTTATATCCATATATTTTAAAACAAAATTCTATATTATGAGCTAATGTTTTTTCAATTTTATTACTAAATCCATTAGTATTAATATTTACAACTATATCTGATCTTCTACAAAATAGTAATAAATCTAATATTCTTGAATACTCCATAGGATCTCCAAGAATGCTGTAAAGAGTTATTTGTTTTGGAGATGTCTTTTTAAGATATTTTTTAAGTAAATCAAAATTTAATTCTTCATTGTTAAAAAGTCTTTTACCAAATCTGTGAAATAACCAAGATCCCTGTGACTCCACACATACATATTGATTATTTTTAGATGTAAGATCAATAAAGATATTATCCATATCTCTATTTATTTGATCTTATTTGAATATTAGTTAAGAACGATTATTCTTTACCTGAGGTAAAGTTTACTACTTGGTCAAAACTAGTACCATCATAATAGTATTCAGGTGCCGCATCAAGATCTGTTTCTTGACCGCCTACAGCATAAACACCAATGGTATATTCTTCAACTCTGG